ATGCTGGCGTCGGCGTGCGCAACTACATCGACGAGAAGCGACAGCCAAAGCAGTTGTCGGATCTGATCGCGCCGAAGCCGTTTCAGGGTTACGAGATTCCATCGCAGACGTGGAATCGCGCACTCGACGAGCTCGGCGTGCCGAAGCCAGAGAACTTCACGGAAAAGGCCGCCGATTTCGTGGGGCAGGCCGCTGTTGGTGGAACGTTGCCGGCGCCGAACGCTGCCCGACAAGCGCCGGCCGCATTCGACCCGAAGGCCATGCGTACGCTGGCCTTGGAGAAGGCGCAGAAAGCTGGCTACGTGGTGCCGCCTGCGACGACTAATCCCAGCTTGCTGAACCGGTTCCTCGAGTCGTGGGGCGGTAAGACCGCGACTGCACAGGATGCGTCGATGAGAAACCAGGCCGTCACTGATGCGCTGGTCAAGAAAGACCTCGGCCTGAGTGCGGCCGACGATGTCGCAGAAGGCACCTTGCCATTCCTGCGCAGCGAAGCCGGTCAGGCCTACAAGCCAGTGCGAGGCATCGGCACGATTCGGCTTGATAGCAGGTTCGAGGCTGACATCGACGGCGCCGTTGGTCAGTTGTCGAAGGTCGCGCAGAAATTCCCGAAGCTCGCGAAGACGGACGTCACGGATACGATTGCTTCGCTCAAGGCGAAGGCGATCGATTCAGACACGGCGGTCGACACCATCGCCGTGCTGCGCGCGAATGCCGATGAGGCGTATGCGGCCGGCGAGAAGCAGGCTGGCGCTGCTTACAAGGCCGCAGCGAAGGCGATGGAGGATGCGATCGAGCGGAGCCTGTCACGCCGCGGCGCCAACGCGAAAGATCTCCTGGCAAACTTCCGCAACGCTCGGCAGATGATTGCCAAGACGTACTCGGCTGAGGATGCGCTGAATCCACAGCTCGGCACCTTCGATGCTCGCCAACTGGCTGCGCAACTGAATCAGGGCAAGCCGCTCACCGGTGGTATGAAGCAAGTCGGGCAGACGGCACAGGCGTTTAAGGAAGCGACGAAGCTCATGACGGACAGCGGTTCCGTCAGCAATACAGACATGATCCTTGGCGGGCTCACCGCAGGCGCCTCCGGTAACCCGCTGCCGCTTCTGTACCCGTTCACGCGAATGGCAGCGCGAGATTTGCTGCTCTCGTCGCTTGGCCAGAAGCTGGCTGTCCCGAAGTCCACCTATGGACTTCCGCCGGAATACCTGATGGCGACAGTGCCGGGACTACTTGACTCGGAACGAACTCGCTAGGCCGAGCATGACTGGCAGGGAAAGAATTCCCAGCCAGAGGTTGATCGCCCCAAGTCCTACGCAGACGAGGCCGCACACGAGAGTGATCGCGGCGGCTCTCATTTGCAGGCGATCACCAGAGAGCGCTTGTACGTCTGATTTCCGAAGACGCCGTACTGCGTGCCGGCGACACCGGCCGACTCCTCGCCTTCTTTGCTGACGATGTCGTAACCGGCGGTTTTACAGATTGCGCCGGCCTTGGCGTAGCAATCACCCCAGGTCATCGGGACGCCAGAGCAGTCGATCGCGTGGCCTTGCCGGCCATCTGGCAGGTAGATCGCCTTGCCGGTGGCACAGCCCGTGAGAAGCAGAGCGATAGCAGCAATGGCTCGCATCTGTGGTCCTTTTGTTTATTCGAGGTTCACTCTACATGCCAGTCACGTCGTACTCAACTGTCGCCGCGAACAACAACTCGGCGCCGCCGAACGGCTTCCCGGAAGGACAGAGCGCTGCGTCGCTGAATGACGCCTGCCGACAGGTCATGGCCGACATCGCCGTCGAGGCGCAGATCAACGCGGTCAAGGTGCTGGCGAGCGTTGCCGGGACTAACACGATCACCGGCAGCATGACGCCTGACCTCACGGCATACAGCGCTGGAATGACGTGCGCGCTAACCCCGGCCAACACCAACACCGGCGCTGCCACGCTCAACATCGACTCACTGGGCGCGCTGGATGTCTTTCGCTATGGCGGTGAAGCGCTCCAGCCTGGAGACTTCGTCGCTGGTACGCCGGCCTTCCTGGTGCTAGACAGCGGTGCTGATGATTTCTACCTGCTGAATCCGCAGAACGTCGGCTTCCGAAATATCCCGCAGAACTCGCAGAGCGGCAGTTACACGCTGGTCCTGACAGACGCCGGCAAGCACATCGCGTACACAGGGTCCGGCGGTCATACGTTCACCATTCCAGCGAACGCGTCCGTCGCGTATCCGGTCGGAACTGTGTTGACCTTCATACATCAGGGCTCAGGCAATCTGTCGATTGCAATTACGACCGACACGCTGTTGCTGGCAGGTACTTCTGGCACAGGTACTAGAACACTGACCTCTCCTGGGGTTGCTACAGCGATTAAGTACACCGCCACAGGCTGGATGATCTCTGGAGCAGGGCTCACGTGAGCGGAATACTGTCTGCGCTGCTATCTGGCAGCTTTATCGGCAAGCCGCAACTCACAAGCAGATCTGTCGATGGCGGTGCAAACTTCCCGTCGAGCGCATCGGCCGAGACATTGTTTGACACTGACGGATCTTTGACGACCTACGTGACCGGTGTCGGGACCAGTCGCTTGCCAGAGTGGGGCGGATTCGCTGCTGGGTTTGTTGGGCAGGGTAGTTCCTATCAAATCCTGTTGACGGTCTCATCGGGCAGTGCTCCATCGTCTGGCCCCGCCGTGGATACATGGCTCGACTTGTCGAGTTCACGGCGCTGGACACTTAGTCGATCTTCGCTGGGAGTTTCCAGCGGCTCGTGGCTTGTGCAGACTCGCGATAAGACATCGCAGACCATCCGCGCGAGTGCGACGTATTCAATGAGCGCTACTGTTTCATCCCCGTAAATGGCCCTCCCCCTCGTTCCTCTCGACAGCGCGGATGAGAAACAGCACCGCACCATTATCGCGACCGTCCTAAACGAACTCGCCAAGCAGTACCCGAAGCATGGATCTTGGACGGCGGGCATTCGAGGATCCGGAACTGCCGGCACATACGAACTCGCGAGCCAGATATCGCGCTACAGCAGGTACGGCCGACGCGTCTTTATCGACACAGACATCACCCTTGCTGGGGCGATCACGGCTGGCGGTACAGGCTACATGCAGATCACCGGGGCGCCTTATTCAAAGGCAGCCAGCACAAATCCGATCGGCCATGTGTGGTCGAGTGGGCTCGACTTCACGACGTCAGGCGCATTTCTCTCGGCACAGTTCATCTCGACAACTGAAACCTCAGTGCTGTACTTGCGCGAGCACTCGGATAACGCCGCCGGCACGGATTTTCAGATAGCGGGCCTCGCCGCGAACGACATCATCCGCGTTTCAATCTGCTACGAGACCGACGACCCGTGACCCATGCCTGAACGCGACGACTACGCCACGGAACTACGCGGAGACGGGATGCACATTTCCAATGACTCGGCCGGCTTCACGCTGTTCTTCAAGGGCCTCATGGGCGTCGTGGCCGTGATCTTCACGACCGCGGTCGTGTGGGGCGCGTCGAGCATCTCGCAGCTGCGCGAGGACGTCGCAGTGCTGAAGGACCGGCCGGCGCCGATCACCAAGGACGAGTTCAACTTCCGTATGGAGGCCGTCGAGCGCCGTCTGGCGGCGGTGGAGGCTCGCAAGTGAGCACGACGCAGACGCGCAAGGCCGGCAGCGACAACAAGCGCTACACCTCCGAGGCGAAGGTCAAGATCGTCATTTCAGATCGCGCTGTCGCGGTCGCCGCACTCGTGCTGTCGATGGTGCTCCTGGTCTTCTGCTACGGCCTCTGGAGCCGCTACGATCTGCTGCGGATGTTTTACGAGGATATCAAGACGGAGCTGATTCGCACTGGGCACGACCCGCATCCACATATGCCATCGGAGTCTCCATGAGCCACATCACCAGCGGAACTATTCTGCACTCACTGCTCGACGCGTTCGATCCTGCGAACCCGCACTACGAAGGTGTCCGCGATCACTTCAGCGCGGCCGAACTCGCGAAGATCGACGAGTTGCGCGCGAAGCCGGACGACTACCAGTTCACCTTTGCCGACCGCCTGTTCATCTCCTACGCGCTCGGCAAGGTCGTCATGACCGCGGCCAATCCGGACGACTGATGGACGCAACAGTCCTGCAGTGGGTCCTCGGCATGGTCATCACTGGCGTCATCGGTATCGCTGTAGGACTGTTCATCCACGTCAAGGAGGACAGTAAGCAACATGAGCGCATCGCGACGCTCGAGGAGCGCACGCACTCACAGGGCCAGGAGATCCGCGGCCTACGCGACATGCGGCATGAGATCATCGAGCAGTGCACGCGCTCCATCGCGGACTTCTATACAGATTCGCTCAAGCGCCTGGCTGAACTGCGCGAGTGGGTCGTGGAGCGCATGAAGTGAGCATACGCCAACAGCAAAGCGAATTCGTGCGCCTCGTTGCGCGGCTGATCGAATTTGCGAATCAGAACGGAATGGAACTCACGTTCGGCGAGTGTTGGCGTACGCCAGAGCAGGCAGCGCTCAACGCCAAGAATGGCAGCGGCATCAGCAACAGCTTGCACACCGAACGCCTCGCGATCGATCTGAACCTGTTCGTCGGCGGCGACTTCATCGACTCGAGCGAAGGGCATCGACGGCTCGGCGAGTATTGGGAGCAGCTGCACCCGCGGTGTCGGTGGGGAGGTCGATTCAAGCGCCCTGACGGCAATCACTACAGCTACTCTCCAGATGGAGTTCGCGCATGAAAGAACTGATCCCACAACGAAAGGTCGTGGCCGGTGGTATCACCGGCGCTGTCACCTACCTGATCCTGCGCGTGCTCAACGAAGGCTTCGGCATTCAGGTCACCGCAGAAGATGCTGTTGCGCTGCTGACCGTCGTGACGTTCGTGGCGCAGTACGTCATTCCAAACAAGGCGCAGCCCGCATCGGAGGCCACATGATTACCGTCGCTCTGATTCTCGTCATCGGCGCACTCATCGCTGCCATCGCATCGGCTATCGGCAAGGCCCCGTTGTGGGTGGCCGTAATCCTGCTGTGCGTCGTGGCCGCGCTCGACGTCCTTCCAATCAAGTGAGGTCCACCATGCAGCGACATCCCTTCGCCGCCACCGCAGTGGCCTATCTCTGCTTCCTGCTGCTCGCAGGCTGCGCCGCCCTCGGCGTACCGGCGGCCGACACCTTCAACAAGAAGGCAGCCGCGGCCACCGTGAGCGTCAACACCGGCAGTCAGACGGTGCTCACGCTACTGCAGGCGCGCAAGATCACGCCCGATGAGTCTGATAAGTACACGCAGACGCTCGATGATGCGCAGAAGGCGATCGACGCGACGCGCATGGTCTACAAGACCGACCCGACGAGCGCAGAGAATCGGCTCGCGACGATCATCGCGGGACTCAACCTACTTCTCGCTGAAATCGAGGCACGCAAGTGAACGCCGCAATCATCGGACAGCTCATCCTTCAGGGCCTGCAGCAATTGCAGCAGTACCAGATGCTCGTGAACACCGCGAACAGCGAAGGTCGCGACGTCACCGACGCCGAGCTCGACGCGCTGGGCGCCGCCGGGCAGGCGATTCGCGATGCTGCTCGAGCTGAAGCCGAACGTCAGCGCGCGGGCGGTTGAGTCACCACGCCAAGAACAGCACGGCTCCGATCGCCGCCATCACCAGCGCTGGTAGCACGAGCCGTCGCCAATTGATCCCGCCTCGCGTCTTCCCCCAGAAATCCCGCTTGTGTAGATGATCGTCCAAGTCATGTGCCATAACGTTCCCTCGGTCGCTCCGTCACCCTCTTCCTAGAAAGACCGGTCTATCGGTCTGATCCCACTATTCTCTGCCGTTCCCAGACAGCGCGACCATCCTTGTAGCTTCTCAGCACCCAGCCTTCGCCTTCAGGTGGTAGCAGAACGTTGCAGTCGATCGCGATTGTTTCGATGATCAAGTCGCCGGGCCTAACTCCAGCAGGAACTGGAGGCAGATCGGGACTCGCGGCACACGTCAGCTGCTCGATTGTTGGGCTACGGCTCACGTCGATCTCCTGCGCTGTGCGATGAGCGTGGCGCTTCAAACCTACGCGCCGCCCACGTCGGTTCATCGTAGTCGCTCATAACGAGGTAGACGCCCTTCGGATCTGGCTTGAGCCATTCCACCATGACGACGTAATCATCGTGTTCTTCGACTACCTCGACGCGGTCGATGCTCATTGGGACGCAGTGCTTATAGACGCCCATCTACTTAGCCTCTGTGTTGATACTTGCTCTCGCTGCCTTCAGCTTCGCGAGGTGGCGCTGCGCTCTCGCGATCCGGTCCTCGACGTTGGCAATCGACTCGTCCAATGCCTGCGGCAACGTGCGCAGCATGCTGCTCGTGACGCCACCCCCGACATTTCGATACTCGGGCATGCACTGATCAGGGACGATCGAATTCAGGGTGCCTGGCTTCCCATCATCCGGCACGTACCACTTGACGCGGTTGCTGCCAGCCTCCGGATAGTCGAACGCCACGCGACCGCACTTCGAGCACTCCCATAGCTTGCGGCTGTCCATAATCTCCAGCGACTGCACAGTAGCCGCCATCTCGTCGAGTTCATGGTCACTGACCGCGTAGCCGACTTCGTGGCTCGGGACACCGACGTCCGATATCTGCCATCCGCATGGGCAATTAACCTTTCCCATCGTTCACTCCGTTCAGATTCCTGGCTCGCTCGGACAGCAGCATTTTTACCGTAGCTTCCCACTGGTCGCCGGTCGCATCTGCGAGCCACCGCATCTTTAGCCAAGCCGCGAGCGATCCCGGACCGCCGGCATCAGCAGTGGCTTCGAGCTCGTTCACCATCTTGTGCATGTCCGCCGTTTCGGCTTCAGTCAGCACAGCTCATACCTCAGTGTGACATCCGGTACATATCAACAATGACGTAGGCCACGAACAGCAGCCACGCGACCGGAAGCAGTCGATCGATCCACCTAGTCATTTCATACCTCAGGCGCTGCGCTTTCGCTCTTTCAGGACAGCCCTGACGAGTTCCGGCGCGTTCGGAATTCTGCTCAACATCTTCCCCAGCGCGGCATACGAGATCAACGCCGTGTTCGGCCGCACTCTCTTGTTCTTGCCCTTACGTTTCTTCGGCAAAGTCTTCGGTTCGAGTAGCCGCTGTTCGTGGTCCGCCTGGACCTTGGCGATCGTCTCTTCCGTGCTCATGGCAGCACAGAAACAGCACAGGCACCTTCGCAAGTACCTGTGGATAATCGTGAAACAAGCGCCCTTTCACGGCGGTAACTGGGGTTCGAATCCCCATGGGGACGCCATATTTTCAAGCACTTAAGCGCGGCCGCGCTGGTCGATTCGCAGCACACCTGTGCTTTAAAGCGCCTAGTTGTGCTGCTTACGTAGCACAGCAACACAGCTACAGATTGACCAGCCGCGCCTGCGCTTTCAGATGATCCTCGCCGATGTGTGCGTACCGCTCGGTAGTCTTGAAGCTGGCGTGGCCCATGAGCACCTGGAGTGACCGCAGCGGCACGCCCGCCATGACCATATGGGCGCCGTAGGAGTGTCGCAGACTGTGCAGGCTCCCTGACAGTCCCAGAGCCGCGCAGTCGTGCGCAAACGCCCGGGAGAGGCTCGGCGCCGTGATACGGGGCAGCACGTAGCCTGTGCTGCCGTAGAGCGATATCAGCACCTCCGCGGCCTCGATCGCAGCCTGTGACAGCGGGATCCGGCGCCAGCGGCCGGACTTCGTTCGCGCCTCCGTTGATGACACGACGTCGACGTGACCGGCGCTCAGGTCGACCCGGGACACCCTCAGCTGCCGGGCCTCGTTTCGCCGCATGCCGGTGTTGGCCATCAGCCGCCAAGTAGGGCCGTGCGGGCGCTTGTAGAGTAGAGCGAGCTCGTCCTTCGAATACCAGTGGATCGGCTCGTCGTCGAGGTTCCGCGGTTGCTCGACCTTGTCGCCCGGGTTGCGCTCGATCTCTTCCCACTCGACCGCCTTCGAAAGCACCGCCTTGAGTGTTCGAACTTCCTTCGCCACCGTCCCGCGCGCCACGACCGATAGCCGGCCGGTCTTCCACTTCTCGATTTGCCCGGGCGTGATCTGCGATAGCGCCACGCCATGGAAGTCTCCAAAGTGCTGCTCGGCGATCTGCTGCACGCGATAGTGGCTGTCCGGGTATTCGGAGCGATGCCATGTCAGGTACCGCTCGAGGTGTTCGTCGAATCCGGTGGAGGCGGTGAAGATCCGTCGACCAGTCGCAAGCTCGTATTCCTTGGTCTTGCGCGCGACCTCGGCGTCATGCTCTGAGATCGCGCCAAGTGACTTGCGCTGCTGCTGGCCGTTCTCCGACCAGTTGAGGTACCAGGAATCTCCGCGCGGGTAGATTGTGGCCACCGTGTGTTTTTCTCTACGTAGCGTTGAACGTCGGCCCGGCGGTAGATGAGTCTGCCCTTGAACAGCCCCGGAGGGAACTCCTTCTGCACGAACGCCCGCCAATGGCTATAGGAGATGCCGCAAAAGCTCGCGGCCTCCTTCACGGTCAGGTACTCCTTTTCGTCGATCGCGTGCATCACATCGCCCGCCTCAGTGTCTTCTCGATCTGCGCCCGCGTCCTGCCGTACTTGCGCGCGAGCCCGACGACTGACAGGCCGCGTAGGAAGTCCGCGACGATGCCGCGCGGGCGGTAGGGGCGGAAGTCGATGAGGTCGGGCATCACAAGATCCTGTCCCACATCATCCAGCGCGCTTTCTTGCCGCCGGTCTTGGCGTCGCGGTGTTCGGTGTAGCGGTACACGTGCCAGTCCTCCAGCTTCCAGCGGCCGACGATGATCTTTAGGTGAAGGTGCATCGCACTAGGTCAACCAGGCTCATCCGCAGCTGACTGCTTCCACTCAGTCTGATCGAATACCTTCCATGTGAGGCATGTAAGGCAGTGCGGGCTGTATTCGTCGCAGCGCTCACCGAGCTCCTCGGTGATCCACTGCGCGACGACTTCCTTCGATGGTTCGGTCATAAATGTCTCTCGCAGCAATTCAGAGTTGTCGCTTATGGAAGCGGCTGCAGTGCTTGCACCGGTCGACCATGAACACGCCGGGTGCGAGCTGTACTTGCGCGCCTGGGTGATAATTCGTCTGGTCAAGCTCTACGCCGCACAGGCTCCGGAACTGGTGCGTCAGGTCTTTGCGCTTCCAGTAGTGCGGCTTGCAATGCGAACTCATGAACGGCAGGATCGCCCATCCTTCGCGAAAGCCTTCGATTGGTGGACCTGAGATTCCGTAAGCCATGGCTCATGCCGCTCGCTTGCGCTTCGGTGCACGATCAAGGCGAGCCGCTGCGGCCTTGATCTCTTTCCACGGAATCAAGCGCTGCACCGTCATGTAGAAGCGCCCGGCACTATCGCGAGCCTCGATGACAACGCGAATGCCTTTCTCTTCCTCGTACCACCACGAGTGCTCGTCGATGGCGTGCGGGTGGATACTCAAATCTGTATTACTCATAGACCTTCTCCGTCACTCCCAGAAGCTCTGCAGGTAGCGCGATGCTGCTTGCGCGAGGTCGTCCCAGATGTAGCCCATGACGGCGCACGCTGTTAGGCCAGCGCCGAGTCCAACCAGGATCAGGAAGACATCTAGGCCGTTCATGGCTGCTCCGTTCCCTTGCCCAGAGTGGGAATGCTGTCCATCGCAGCGCTGGCAACGAAGGAGATGCAGTCCTCCAGTTTGTCGATCTGATGCCACGCGCCGGTGATGACCCAAGAGCGCGCCCCTTCGATCTGCCCGTCGAACTTGCGACGGATGACGATCTCAAGCGTCGGAATGTATGGTTTAGCCATGAGAGCCGATCTCCATTAGTGCTTTGAGTGCCGTCCCAGCAACGAGCTTGGGATTATCGGATGACTCGATCTTCCACAGCAGGTCTTCAACGTCAGAGACCAGGCATACGTTGAAGCCATCAGGCCGCGCCTTAAGAGATCGAGGACATTCATGCTCCGGCCCATGTCGAACTCATCGACGCTGCGCTGTCACTCTTTGACGAACCATGAGTTACTGGGATTTTTCGTATCCCACAGCCGATGCGTACGTGACGCGCCCTCGCCGACGATCTCGCCGTCAACTTGATCGGCGCAGTGGAAGCAAACGCCGTAGCGCAAGTCGTGCTGCTGATGACAGATGCAGCATACGGCCACTCTTGCGCGTACTTCGTGGTGCCCGTTCAGCATCGGCTTTAGGTCGATCATGTGTATTCGCTCAGGTTCTCTCAGTTGAGGCTCAGCGCTTCACGTTCCCACCGTTCAAGTGGATACGCGTTTTCCTTGCGCCAACGGATGTGTCCCGCGGCAGCGGCGGCAGCCTCGGTGGTGGCTTCGCGCACGGTCGCGCGTCCGCCTTCCCACTTAGCTTTCTGCTTGGCGCGTTCGTCTGCCTGCTCGCGCGTACCGAAGTACTCAAAGGCTCCGTAGCTCGTCACGCTGATCGTCCACCACTTCACTGCTTAACCCTCCGGTTCGCTGTTGGACATACGCACACGTTGCCGGCGGTGTCCTGGCAAATATGGTCGATGAACTTCGCGCCACACTCGCACATGGACTGCATTCCCTTCTCCTCGCCGACACGCTCGAAGGTGCGGACGGGTAGCGCTACCGTTTCCACGGATGAGTAGGCTTCGCGCTGCTTCATCATCTCTGAGACCTTGCACGCCACGAATCCCTCAAGAAAGGACACGAGGCAATCCACCGGTGCGCCCGCATCGCGCCACTCAACCAGCAACCGCTTCATGTGTGCCCTGGCCGTCGGCATGTCCGACGTGTCAAACGGATCATCAACGGCCATCGATCTCTCCCTGAGATGACGCAGCCCGACATTCGGTCAGTGCGAATTTCTGCGGGCACGACCGCGGCGGGTTGTCGTCGGGATGGCACGTGCAGGCTCTGGTGGGAACCTCAAGCGTCACCGTGACTTTGCAGCCGAGAATGTGCCCCATGTCTGCAAGTGTTCGTAGCGTCATATTGCGACCGCCGCTCAACAACTGCGAGATGTGCGACCTGCTGGACGGCAGCTCCCTCGCCAGATCCGCTTTCGTCAACCCCGCCGCCGCCAGCCTTTCATATATGGCTTCGGTCACGTCGACAATCAGTCGCTCCTGCGCATACGCACGCTTGCGCTCCTGTGACTTGTTGATCCACTGCGTTAGTGTGCTCATAGGTCGTACGGTCCACCCGGGTCGTCATTCGTCGGCTTGCGATAGGGAGCAGGTTCCTTCGTTAGAGCTAAGTCTGGTGCCGTATTGCAGATGCCGCCGCAGAGCATGCAGAAGCAGAACTTCTGCGCCGAGTACCAGATCTTGTCGCAGCGTGTGCAACGAAACGGATTGTTCGCCGGTGCCTCGTCACGTCCTGGCGGTTGCCCTGAGCACAGCTCGACGTGTGCGCCATTGTTGGCAAGGTCGGCGGCGTTCGGTCCCTTCTCGTCCTGGCGCAGCGTCAGCACCTGCCGGCAGTGCGGGCATCGCTGCTCGGACGGTTCGTGAGCGTGACATTGGTCTATGGTATGGACCTGCGCCGCACGAACCGTATTTCGCAGGTCCTCTATTACCTCCGCCGCATCGATGAGGGCCTGCTTCTCGCTGAAGCTCGCAAGCGCCAACTCGGGCGCATCCGGGTACACGGCGCGGATGAACCGCAGCACGTCGTCGTAGGTTGCTTTGGGGCTGTTCATGGCTGCGCCGCCAGCTCTGCTCCGACTAGCGCAAATGCCATCGGCGCGCGTGCATCCTGTTTCAGGATGTTACGCAGTGTCATGGCGATAACCTTCACCTGAATCTGATCATCCTCGGGCAAGCCCGCGATGGTCCCGCGAATCAGGAGTAGTGTCTGTTCTTCGTCAGTCATCGAAGCTCTCCGGGTAACAGGTGCTGCATACGTACCAGCCAGCTTTGCCGCGGCAGATGCCGCATCGCTCAATCGCGTCCTCGTCGTACCAGAGCGGATCTTCCTCATGCAGGTCCGTGTGCCATCCTTCGTCGCAGCCGTTCCAGCAATCGACCCAATACTTGCTGTGGCCGCACTTCTCGCAGACGGTTTCGTCGATGGCCAGCTCTTTCGATGTCGGCTGAGTCATAGCGTCGTCACCTTGACCTTGGCAACGCAGAAGTACGCCTTGCATTCCTTCCACGGTTTACCGCTGATGGACTCTGCGCTATTGATGGCGTCGCGCTTTCTGTGCTGCAGGTCGTAGAGACGCCCCCAGTTGTAAATGCCCCAAGCAATCGCAACCTTTTCAGGCGGCGGCTGGGTACTCTTCTTCTTAGTCATTCGGTGCTCCCGCGATTGCGTTGATATCTCCACCACAGAAACTGCGCGCACTTCACCGGGTGACGCAGCGCCACCTGGCGCGCGATCCGAAACACGGTCCCGACCGGATCCTTTACGGCCTCGCTCTCATCCATCGCGCACAGTCGCCTGTGAATCTCTTTCGCAAAGTCCATCTCGCTCATAAAGTTCTCCGTCTGCGTCACTGCAGCTCCTTTTCGTCTCTCACCAACCGCAGCCTCATCCGGTAAACCTGCTTCCCCTGCCGCTCGACCTGCCAGCCGTTGCGGCGGTGAAACTTCAACTTCCCCACGAACACGTAACAAGGCGAATCGTCCGTCACCATCGCGGGCGGCATCGTGGTGCCGACGTGCGTGCGGATGCGCACCATGTGCTGGCGGCGAAGGCTGCGCAGCCAGTCGTGATAGGAGGCCGGCCCCTGCACAGTTGACGACGTGTTCAGCGGGTTCGCGCCGTCGAGGGAGGTGGGGCTGTGCAGAGGCCGGGTGAGCATCACAACTTGATCTCCAGGCGCTCGCGTTGCTCTGCGTGCGCGCCGGGCACTTCCTCGCCGGCCTTGATCGCATCGCCTATCGCCTTCTTGTCGGGTGCAGGCTTCGGCGGCGGCGGCGGCTCAGGCGTGCGCATGAACTTCGCCGGGATCAGGTTCTCGCTGTCGATCACGACGGTCGGCGGGTTCTTCTTGACTGTCAGCGTGAAGAACGGCGACTCGACCTTGCTGATGCCAGCGGCCTGAAGGTTGAGCAGCAAGTACTGCTGAAGGCTCTGGGCGCGAGCGCGCAATCTCGTGCCGCGCGCTTGCATGGTTGCCGCGGCTTCATCGATCGCGTCGGCGACGGATTCGAGATTGCGGCAAAACAGCGCGACGTTCGTTGCTTTCTCCTGCAGCTGACCTTCCAGGCCATCCAGTGTGTCGCGGATGACCTCGGCCGGCAGATCGTCGGACGACTCCAGCTGCTCGAGCTGCCGATACTGGCCAACGAGTTCGTAGAGCTTCACGACGTTGCCTCCACGGGCTGCTCAAGCTCGCCCTTGCGGGCCTCATAGGCCAGCGAGAACGTGCCGATACGGCGTTCATCCTTCGCAGCCACTGCGGCCTTGTGCGCAAGCTGGTAGGCAACCTTGAGAGAGGCGATGGCAGTCGCTGCCTTGATGGCTTCCAAGTGCGACTCGACCTCGGCGCTTGGCATGGTCGGCGTCCCGAAGGACTGCACGGCCTGCTCGACGCTGACGGGCTCGATCTCCGGCGTCAGGTTATGGATCTCTTCCGGCGTGTAAACGCCTTGGACGATCGAAGGGCAGACAGTGCGCACGCCTTCCGAAATGAGTCGGCTGCGCAGCATCGGGCGCTGGTAGTACTTCCAATTGTCTTTGCCTGCGAGGCCCGCCTGCTTCGCGCGATCCATGTCCCAGTCCAGACGTATCTCGCCGCCATCAGGATGCGAGAACGTCGCCTCGGCCTTGTCATTCGTCAGCGCGTGCCATTTGACCTTCCCGCCAGCTTGCAGGAAGCGCGCGAGCATCGTCTCGGCCTTGAGCGACGGCCTGCCCTTGATGATGTTGTAGTCGCGTACCGCGATCATCGGGTGGATGCCTTCGGCCTGGCATAGCGCCATCAGTGCGAGGGCCTGCTCCGGGGTCTCGATGCCGAACAGCTTCGACTTCGCGACCGTGACAGCCATCTTCTCCATTTCGGCATACGGTACTGGCTGGTATTCAACTACTGCACTCATCGTGTTCACCTTTCAGTTTCAAAACCAAAACCTCTCCCGCTTCCTGCCGAACGCGCGCCACAGCAGGCGGCGCAGGAACCCGACGCGCTTCGCCATCGGCTTGCCGAAGTTGACGGTGCTGCGGAATTTCATGACGTTCATGTCTCATCCTTCAGCAGTGGCACCACCTTGGAAAGCCGCTTGGCGAGCCGCAGCGCGACCTTCGATTGCGTCTCGTTGGTCGAGAAGAACGCGAGCAGGCGCAGCTGCAGGATCGTTTCTCTCACGGTCCGTCGCGCCTCATCGCTTGAGGTCGGCGGCTCTCGGAGTTGAACTACTTCGCCCATAGCTAGATCCTTTCTCCTTAGCTGAGCAGGCTGTCGCGCAGCGCTTTGATCCACGCATTGCGGTTCTCAGTGCGCCTCTACTTCCTGCGCATGCTCGCGCTCGTGGTACGCGACGCTTTCGCGCGCCTTCGTGATTCGTTGCGCCAACCATGCCGAGCCAGTCAAACGCTCCGGCTTGGCGTAGTAACTGGTGTTGCAGTCGAAATCGATGCTGCTGCGAATCTGCTCGATCATGAATTCCTTGTACTGAATGTGCTCTTCAGTCGGCGGCTGCCACTGCACGACCTGAGCGAGCATCGCGTTGTACTTGTTATTCAGCTCGGTCGCGTCGGCGATCCGCTTCTCGTGCCGCTCGACTTCGGCCAAGTAGTCCTCGACTGCTGCTGCATTCGCTTCGTCTCGGCTCATAGCGTCGTAGCGTGCGAGATCGTCCTTCGCGCTGGCGAGTGCCTTGACGTGGTAATCACTCGACTCGAAGCGCTCAGGGATCGGTGTGCTCGACGGCTCATCCCGCATTAGGATCAGCGCGCCGAATGCGCGAGCACAATTGAGCGCGTACTGCTCGAACGTGATCCCCTTGGCGATGTCTGCTGTGTATCCAGTCGGCATGTTGTTACTCCAGGATGTTCGTGTGAGCGCTATACCTTGACCAGCTTGCCGCCTTTCGCGCGGTAGTAGGTGTAAGGCTCAAGGCCGTCTGCGCCAATGCAGCCATGATCCTCTCCGCTGATTTCTTCTTGGTCATGTGTATTCACTTCCTGAGGGCCAGTTGACTAGGCGTCGGGGCCATCGACCCATTGCACGGTGTTGCAGACCATGCACGTGTATCGATAGTCCTCGTATCCGCCGCAGCTCGATTCCCAAGACTCGGCCTTGTGAGGCGTGCGCTTGTCGCACTTGCGACAGTGGCTCGTGCAGGCTTCAGCCAAGGCACTGAACACGCCGTCGGAGTCGGGTATTGGTCCGGTGTGCATGATCTGTTCTCGCTCCGTTACCGGCTCTCGTAGATGTAGACGTTCACGCCGAGCAGCGCGCCGTCGTACAACTGCGCACCGTCTTTGTCTGTGATCCGAATGCGATGCTGAACCTGCGCACGGCGCTGCGAGACTTCGCCGAGCAATGCAGTGGTTTCTCCGGGACAGGTTCCGGTCGGCCCACCGTGCACAGATTCATTTCGATTCGGCTCACTCATGATTTGTGGGCTGTCACGCCGTTGCGGGCTCAACGAGTCGCGCGCGGCCTAGGGTGCTAGACGAGTACAGTTGATAGAGCGCCTGTCCGATCGGCGTCTGATAACCCCAATCGCCGGGCGCACCGAATGCGTCATGCACGGTTTTGCCGGAGAGCAATCGCGCGAGAACCAGCACGAGTTCGGACGCCTCGCGCAATTCGCCGTTGCTTTTGCTGTCGAGATCATCGGTGGTCATGGCCACCATGCGCGGCGTGTCCGCCAGCGCGCGCAATACGCGTTCGAGGTTCGCAGCGCTCATGACTGCAGCTCCTTCACGCGGACCCATTCGCCGGGAGAGTCGGCCGAGCCAGCGGCGTAGCGCTGCACGTAGGCGAACTCTTTGTAGAGATCCATGTCGGAAATCTCGCGGCGGCAAGCGGCCAGAGTCTTCTGGTTGTTCACTTGCCCGTTGCCGTAGTTGACTCGATACATGCTCTTCTCCCGATCTAGGAGTTAGCGGAAGTTGCTGTCGGCCGGGCACTGCGCGGCGGCGAAGAACTCAGCCGCGTCGCGCTCGAACTCCGCCTCCATCACCGCCGGGTAGTGCCGCAGCCGCATCTCCCAGTCCATGCGCTGCATGCTGTTCAGGAGCTGGCGACGGTCCAGACCCGGACGCTTCGCCGGCTGCTCGAGCGCGCCCTGGATGGCGTCCAAAGCCGGAAGGAGGGTCGGGTCGAGCTGCGTGGTCATCGATGGCTCCCGCTGTTCTGTTAGGCAATAGTTTGCCTATCTGCACGCAGAATGCAAGCAAAATTTTGCCGACTGATGAGGGAGCAGCCTGAGAACTGTCGGCAAAAACTAGGTGTGATACGTGTAAAACGTGACCTACGTCACGAAACACTAACTCATGTGTAATTGCCGTGATGGGAAACCACGGCCGGCGTCGCTATATGTAATGCAGAGTGAGCCGACTACCGGGTGCCGGTACGCTCTTCGACGCGTTCCTGGACCGCGGCACGGACAACGTTGCGAACGATTCGCGCGAGCCGCGGATTTAATAAAATCTCCGCTGGTAGGTCTTCCATGAACAGCTGCCACATTTCGAGCTCGAAGAACTTGGCAACCGACTCGGCTGTATCCAACGTAGCTGCGTGCTCACCGACACGCGCATTGCGCAACGTGCGCAGGCTCACGCCGATTCGCTGGGCTATCTGGGCAAGGGTCAGATCAGGATGAGCATCCTGGTAGCTACGCACTAGCGCGCTGACGTTCTGGCTAAACAGTTGGATCGCTGACCGCGGCACACAGTTGCTGCCTTGCGCCAATTTGATAGGCAGAATCTTGCCTGAACAGGAGCGGCAATCTCTTGCCTGTTTTAGGCTTGCACAATCGGCAAAACTTTGCATAATGGAGGAATGGCCGCTAATCCAAGTGAACCGCTTCTAGACAAAACCCATCGACTACTTGGCGCCCGCGGCGTCCTTACGCTGAAACAGATCAGCGAGGAATCCGGCGTCGACGAAAGCTGGCTCGCCAAGTTCCACCGCGGCGCCATCCCCAAGCCGGGCGTCATCATCGTTCAGCAGCTGCATGACTACCTCGTTGCCAAGATCGGCGACGAGGCGGTGCAGTAGCAGTGAGCGTCCCGCTGAAAGACTTCGGCCGCTTGGCCGGCGACCCTCGGGACCATCGAGTACTCACACGCATCGCACGTGCCCGCGGCATCACGCTGCAGGATCTCGTCCGCGAAGTTCTTGCGGCATATGTGCGAAAACAGATCCACGACGCCAAGGTAGTGCTCGGCCAGGACGACGACAACGAGCCAGCGACGGAGTCCTCTGGACGATCCACGGAAGATGACGGAACGCAACGGAGCGGCAAGAAGTGACCGCTCAAAACCCGCCCGACAGCGGCCTCGCTCGCCCAGCTGATTGCAAAACTTTCAGGGCGGCCGAAGAACAGCTCGAACTCGCCATCGAAGCCGCTCGCGAGCGCATGTGCGCGGCGCCGGATCGCACGCTGAAAATGCAGTACTGGCGCGAGATGTGCCGGCTCATCGATCAGCGGACGCCGGAGCGAAGGCGGTTCATGGAAAGAACCCAGGGGTTGGCATGAGTGTGAGCGCGCCATTCCATCCGGATATGCAGTGCTTCGTCGCCGAGATCCGCTATGACTTCCTGCAGAGGGTCGGAACGGTAGTCATCGAAGATGGCGGCTGTACCGATATGGGCGGCTGTACATCGTTCTTCGAGCAGATCGATCCGACGGTTCGTTTCATACAGACGTACTCGGGCGGTAGGCCAGACACCGCATACAGGCGCAACGTCGTGGATCAATGGGAGGCATTCATCCCATGAGCGCGCCAATTGATGTTCTCCTATCACGCCTTGACGGTGTTCGGCGCTCGCGCAAGAACAGCTGGATGTCGCGCTGCCCGGCGCACAACGGCGATGGTCGAAGTCTGGCAGTCACGCACGCGGATGATGGTCGCATCCTGATCCACTGCTTCGCGCATCAGTGCGAGGCTGGCGACGTCTTGGCGGCGGTCGGCATGAGCGTCAGCGACCTGTTCCCCGAGCCACTGAATCGCGATCACCAGCCGATGCGTCCCATGCGCCATGGCGTAACGGGTCTGGACATCGTGCGTGCCATGCGCAGCGAGGCGAACGTTTTGGCCGTGATCGCGAGCGATTGTTTCGCGCAAGGAACAGACCCAGAGCTATGTCGGCGCGCCGCGCTCGCTGCCGACCGAATAACCACCGCGCTTGCACTATGCGATGGCTGAGGACATGGATAAAACCGACCGAGCCATCACGCGGCTCGACGAAGTGCGTCGGCGCAAGCTCGTCACGCAAGGTCCATACCTGCGATGGGTGGAGCTCGGCCTAATGCTTACCAAGCAGTCAGAGCCGTACTGCAATGCCGAAAACGTGCGCCGCATCCTCGCCGCCGATCCGCGCTTTGGTACAGCTTTGTGGTTCGATGTGGACGCCAAGACAACGATGTTCGACGGCCGACTGTGGTCCGACAGCGATGACACGGACCTGCTCGCGCACCTGCAGAGCGAGTACGCGATCCCGCGCATGAGCGCAGAGCCGGTGCGGCAAGGAGTCGACATCTACGCGCGCAGCAAGTCACGCGCACCGCTCACCGAATGGCTGTCCAGCCTCACCTGGGACGGCACAGAACGCATCCCTACATGGCTCGCAGATGCATACGGCTGCGATCGCACCGACTACACGGCTGCGATCGGGCGTTGCTGGCTCGTGTCTCTGGTCGCCAGGGCGTTCAAGCCAGGCTGCCAGGTTGACACTATGGTGGTGCTGGAAGGAGCACAGGGCCTACGCAAGTCATCGTCGCTCGAAATTCTCGGCGGTCAGTGGTACCGCGCAATCACGCAGCCGTTCGGCTCCAAGGAGTGGCTCGAAGCAATCACCGGTGTCGTATGGCTCGCCGAGGTCGCCGACCTATCGGGGTTCCGCGGCCGTGATCTCGACCACCTGAAGGCTGCATTGACGACCCGCGTCGATCGCTTCCGCCGCAGCTACGACCGCAGAGCGCTCGATTACCCGCGACGCTGCGTCTTCACCGGCACCACCAATCGCGATGACTGGCAGGCCGACGACACCGGGGCGCGGCGCTTCCTGCCGGTCGCAGTTCGCGAGGTCAATCTCGACTTCATCCGCGCCAATCGCGAGCAGCTGTTCGCCGAAGCCGTCCAACGATTCCAGGCCGGAACCGACTGGTGGGAGATGCCGCAGCGGGATGCCGAGCGTGAGCAGGAACAGCGGCGCGATGACGACGTGTGGCAGCCGCGCATAGAGAACTACCTGCACGGCAAGAGCAGTACGACCGTGCCAGACATCCTCGAGTTCTGTCTGGATATCGAAGCCGACAGGCAGGACAAGCGTGCCCAGATGCGCGTGTCGAGCATCCTTCGATCACTCGGCTTTGTCCGCAAGGTCGAGAGACAAGGCGTTACCACTCTGCGCGTGTGGAAGCGACCTCAGAAACAGGAGAGTTTGCTGTGAAGGTGGTTACAACTCTGGTGGTAACAGAGGTGGTAACAGGTGGTAACACTTTGAGTTCCCTATCTTGTTACCACTGTTACTGAGACTTATCAGAGGAAGTTATAGTGAAGAGGAAACAGTGGAAATACCAGTATCAGCCGGTGTTACGGAAATCGATTTGAGGTGGTTACGTGGTAACACGCCTGACCCTCAGATCAGCCCGCCAGCAACTCCATGGACCACTACGCGCAGTGCCAGGGGCTGACGTGAGACTCAAGTCGCATCCGTTCAACCGGCAGGCATCGGCCAAGGATTTCTTCCAGTGCGACCACTGCGGGAAGGCGTTCGCAAAACTTCGCTCGCAGCCATCGATGCCGCACGACTACTGCTCGGTTGAGTGCAAGGTCGCTGGTCAATCCAAGCGCCGACATCGCGACGACGGCACTTTCTGCGCCGCTGGTGAAGAGCCATGAGCCGCTGGCGCCGAGGCCACGCCTGGAAGACACCGCGGCCGGCGAAGGTGAGGGCGCAGCTCAAGGCACTGGAGAACTTCTGTGACCGCACGTTGGACGACCGAGGATCTGGACGCGTACATCGCCAGACTCAACAGGCCGATCAAGGCGACGCGATCGTTGACCAGTCAAGGGGTAGGTCAGGGGCCGACGCCGATAGCGTCTCCTGCGAAGCGTCCGAAGTACCGCAACGTGAAGGTGACCGACGCAAGCGGAGCGGTTCATGACTCGACCAAGGAGTTCCGTCGCTGGCAGGTTCTTGAGCTGCGACAGCGTGCGGGTGAAATCCGATCTTTGCGCCGCCAGGTTCCTTACGCGCTGGTCGTTAACGGCGTTCTCGTCTGCCAGTACGTCTGCGACTTCGATTACATCGAGGGCGAAGCGCGCGTTGTCGAAGACTGCAAGTCGCCGCCCACGCGCAAGCTCGCGGCGTACTCGATCAAACGCAAGCTCATGATGGCGCTGCACGGGATTCAGATACGCGAGGTTTAACCATGTTGACTGAGCAACACCAGATCGACGACGCCTTGGACGCTGACACGCGCAAAGCCTTCCAGGGCTTGCTGTGGCCACTGCTCGGCCTCGTGCTGTACATCGGCGTGTGGGCCGTGGCGCATCCCGCCGTCTCCGCCGAATGGCGTGTCAACCTCGTCAAAGGCACGACCACCGTGTCACCGGCGAGTGTCGGCGCGACGCAGGAGGCTGCGTGGGCGGCGTGCCAGGCGCGCATCCCGACGAGCGCGGCGACCACAGCAACGTGGAAATGCCAGACGCCGGTCTACGTCGCCATCGTATCGGCCGATCCGCCGCCTCCACCGCCGACGTGCGCGCCGCCTCAGCCCGCCGACCTGACGCAGCCGGGTCAGTGTCCAACGGGCACCAGCGGCTCCTGGACGCAGCACAAGACGTTTTCGTGCGTGGGGACTACCTGGACCGCCGCCGCGGAATGGACGCCGCTGAGCGCACCGGCGGGTGCATGCGTGGCAGATCCATTGCCCCCGCCGGCAGCTCCACAGAACCTGACGGGGGTAGCGACGCAAAACCAGACCAACCCGGCGAACTCGAACGTGCGGCTGACCTGGACGGCAGTCACCGGTGCGACGGCCTACGAGGTCGAGCGCTGTACTGTCACGAACTCGGGCTGCACCTTCGGCTGGCTCGCCGATACCGCAGTAGCGAGCTTCAGCAACAACAACCTGCCGCCCGGTATCACGTACCGCTACCGCGTGCGCACGTGGACGCCGCCGCCTGCCGGGCCGTACTCGGCAGTGTTCACGATCACGATTCCGGCCTCGACACCACCTCCGCCGCCACCTCCGCCGCCACTCGGCACGGCTCGGCTCGAGTGGACGCCGCCGCCAACGAACGATGACGGCACGGCACTGACGAATCTCGCTGGCTATCGCGTGCTGTTCGGCCTCGGCACTGCAGCGCTCAGTCAGCAGATCACGGTGCCGAATGCAGCGGCGACGCAGTACGAGGTGGCGGGGCTTGCGCCCGGCACGTGGTATTTCGCAGTGCGCGCATATGCGACCAGCGGCGTCGAGAGCGTCAGCTCGAACGTCGTGAGCAAGCAGCTGCCATGAGTGATGCTTCTACGCACATCCAAGCGCTGATCGAAGAGATCGTCGCGTATCGTCGTGGGCGGCGCAGCCGTCTTTGACGCCCCCCCTCGAACTACGCTGGTCTCAAGTCATCGTCGTCTCGTCGGCACAAGTACAGCGGCTGCGAATGCGTGAACGTCAACGGACAGAACATCCGCAAGCTCACACCGCGCGAACTCGATGAGTTTCGTGACGGCGTGCAGCGCGTGATCGATCGCAGGGCGACGGCGCTGCAATGGCGGTCGCTGCAATGAACCTCGGCAACCGATGGTGCGCGGATGTGGCCTGTGTGCGGGTCTAGTTGCCCCACAAGCAGGGTAGTTCCCCTCCGGCGCAGTCGGGCGCGCGGTCATGGCGCAAAGTGCCGGCGACCTACACCGCCGGCCGCTATCGGGGCCACGCCGCGCGCAGCCGACCCGGAGGTGAATCGATGAGTGACCAACAATTGGCGGTGCTGCTCTACCACATCGCGCAGCAGATCAAGACCGAGACGTACCGTCTGCACGACGCTCTGCCTGAGGAAAATCGCGGAGCCATGAGTGGGCTGAACCGCATAACCGCATCGCTGTTCGCGCAGGCCGACCAACTCCGTGGCAAGTACATGTCCCCGAATCTATGAACGCCCAGCTACGACCTGATCGATATCAGCTCGCCGGCATCCACGCCATGCTCACGCAGTGGGGCGCGGTGTGCGAGCAACTGCGCAATTGGAACGGCTACCCGACGAGTGATCCCACCTACCGCGCGATCTTCGGCGGCTCAGGTCAGGCACGCATCCCGATTCCGGATATCCCGACGATCGTCGTGCGGCTCAACGCCAAGATCCTGGCGCTACCAGACGTCGAGTCCAACGCCGTGACGATCTGGTACGCGTGGCAGCTGAACCCGGGCGGCGGTTGGTGGGGGCCGGCGGAGAAAGCAGTGGTGCTGGGCGTGAGCGAGCAAGAATTGAGGCGGCGAGTGCGGGAGGCTAAGGTGCGCCTGGTGTATGAAGCGCGGGAGTTGGGCACTTGACGGCGTGAAATCGAGCATGTAAGAGTTATCAGCAATTCTCCCTCAGTGTCCCTGAAGCCCGCCACTCGTGCGGGCTTTTGCATTTCTGGAGCCCTGACACCCACAGATGGCGCACTTCGCCTCGGCGCACGGCACGGGCAATAGCTCGACGCCGTCAGTCGCCGTGCCTGCCTCTGTTGCCGCCGATGACATCGCGCTCCTGGCGTGCACGATCGACTCGCAGACCGCTGACTTCGCCGTGGGCGACTGGCCGACCGGCTTCACCGAGTTGCACGACGTCAACTGCACGGCCGAGGGACAGTCGACGGCGCTCGGGTGGAAGCGACTGACCGGCGCGGACTCCGGCTCGTACACGTTCGGCGATCTCGGCGCGAGCGGCGACTGGATCTGCGAAGTCACGATCCTGCGCGGGCGGCACACGACCGACCCGCCGACCTCGACCTCGAACGTGGTGAACACTGCGGCATCGAGCCCGATCACGGTGACGGCGACGGGCGTGACCGCGGTGGAGGGCGATGACTTGGTGTGGTTTTCCGCACCGGATGTCACCTCTGGCCCGAATGTCGTGGTGGGTCACGACCCGCCGACCAACTTCACCGAGCGGATCGAGGCCGGTGTCGGCGGTGAGGGTGGACTGTGGGTGAAACTCGCCGTCGCCACACGCGACAACGTCAGCGCTGGAGCGACCGGCGACATCAGCGGCACGCTGACCCTGTCTGCCGCCACTGCGGGCTACGTAGCCTTTCTGGTGCGCGTGCCGGTGGCGGGAGCAGGGGGCGGCGCACCGAAAAACCTGCTACTCATGGGGGTGGGCTGATGTTGGTTCACACGACACACGGGCTGCTCGAGCGGGGACTGCTCACCACGAAAGACATCGTGACCGATGAGGAGAACGCGCGCGTGACTGCGACCGAGTGGTATTTGGGCGATGAGCTCGTGCGCCGCGATGTGCACGTCAACATCCTGCGCGGGCTGTCGGTAACGGGCGAACAGGGCGAGGTGTAAACCGTGGCGAATACGCAGGCCGTAGCGACCAGCTTCAAGGTGCAGGTGTTGAACGGCATCCACGCCTTCGGCACGACTGTGGTGCGCGCCGGCACAGGCGCCGACGTATTCAAGGCCGCGCTGTTTCTGGCCTCGGCGACGATCAATGCTGCGACGACCGTGTACTCGACGACGGGCGAGGTGACCGGCACGAACTACACCGCCGGCGGCGTGACGTTCACGTGGGTCGCGCCGAGTTCTACCGGCACGACGGCTTTCTCATCGCCTTCGGCTTCGTTTTCGTGGACTAACGTCACGCTCGCAACCGCCTTCGATTGCGTGCTGCTGTACAACTCGACGCAGGGCGACAAGGCGGTGGCTGCTTACACCTTCGGGTCGCAGACGGTGACTGCCGGGAACTTCACGTTGACGATGCCGACGAACGATGCCAGTACTGGCCTGCTGCGGCTCGCATAGACCGTGAGTGACAATTTTGTCGCCAATCCAGGCAGCGGCGGCAGCACCTTCGCGTCTGATGATATCGGCGGCATCCAGTACCCGCGTCTCAAGGTCTCGGTCGGTCCCGACAGCGTCGCGCAAGACAACTGGTCCAGCGCGCGGTTGACGTCCGCTGCATCGACGAACGCCACGGTCGTCAAGGCTTCTGCCGGTGCGCTCAGCTGGATATACGCGGTGAATCTCAACGCGGCCGTGCGCTACCTGAACCTGTACGACAAGGCGACGACGCCTGCACCGGCCACCGACAACGCGTTACTGATCGCGAAACTGCCGATCCCCGCGAGCGCGACCGGTGCAGGCTTCATGCTGCCGATTCCGGGGGGCGCTGCGTTTCCAAACGGCATCAGCTTCGCGCTCGTCACGGGCGCAAGCGATACCGACGCAACAGCGGTCGCCGCGAACGAAATCTTTCTGTGGCTGGGATTCGCATGAGCGACAACACCATCATCCCTGCGGCAGCGGGCGGGGACAACGTCCGCACGATCGACAAGGCCCGCGATGATCTCGCGAAGATTCAGGTCATGTCGATCGACATCGGCGGTGCTGAGGGCGAGAGGCTGTGGCGCGGTGAAGGCGCGCGCGACACGAACGAATTGCTGCAGCGAATTCTTGACGCACTGGTCGAGATAAAGACTCACTTACGAGGTTTCTAAAATGGCATCGCAAGTTGAAATTCTGGGCGGTCCAGATGGCGCAGGCGGACTCACCCCCGGCGAGCGTCTGGCGGTAGACCGGCTTCGGGGCTCGGGCCGCGTCAGCATCAGCCCGCTCGACCACTCCGACACCGCCGGCAATCTGCTCGGGCATTACCGGACCGTGTGCATCAGCGGCGCGACCGCGAGCATTGGCGCAGGCGGCATCCTGTTCTCGTGTCGCTGGGCCGGTCCGTTGCCGCCGGTGGCGGTGATCACGCGCATTCAGGCGGCGTGCGAGGTCCTGACGGCGGTGACCGTTGCAACGCCGATGAATGTGGAGGCGATCCGCTATACGGGCTACACCTCGGCGGATACCGGCGGCGGCGTCGTGATCCCGACGAAGCTGCGTAGTGCCATGAGCATTTCATCGTTCGCCGACTTCCGTATGGCGACGACGGCCGCGCTCGGTGCGGGTACGCGTACGCTGGATTCCGTTGGCTTCGGTTACGCCTCGCTGCCGCTCAAGGTGTCGCCCGACATCGGCGCCACGGGCGCCACGGGTCTTGCGGCCGGCGTCGGCAGCGTCTGGCAGGACCTGTTCAAGTGGGAGCCGACCGCTCATCCGCTGGTACTCGGCGTCAACGAGGGCTTCGCGATCCGCCAGTCAGTCGCCGGCCCGACCACGGGCACGGTGCGCTGGACGTTTGTCATCGAGCACAGCGAGGTGCAGGGATTCTGAGCCATGGCGAATAAAGTCAACGTCGCCACCTTCCTGACCTTCGAGGGAGATGGCGCGAGCAATACTCTGGCCGCGAATCTGCTGACGCAGCCCTTCGCGATCGGCATCGGCGTGGGCAACTTACCCACCGCCATCAAGAATGTCGTTTGCAGCGGCGGGCTCAGCGTGAGCGCGGCGCTTGGGGTGCTGGGCGCCATCACGTTCACCTTCACTGGCGGGCCACCTGCGAATGGGACGAAGTACCTGCTCGGCATGGATCTAGAGTTCTAGTCCGATGTCCCTAACGCTGCTGCTGCGCAGAGGCGGCGGCGGCAGTCCAGTGAGCGGCGGCGATGCCGCGCCGCTTCCGAGCCTCGGTCTTCTGCTCGCCACCGCCGGTGGCTCTGACGTCTCAGTAGCCCTCACCGGCGAGGGTGCGGCGTTCGCCCACGGCACGCTGACCCCGGACACGAGCGTTGCCCTGGTGGGCTCCGCGGCGGTCTGGGCGCAAGGCACGCTGACGCCAGAGATCAGCGTTGCGTTGACTGGGCTCGCGCCGACGTTTGCGCAAGGAACGTTGATACCGGCGCTGAGTGTGCCGCTCGTCGGCAGCTCCGCCAGCTTCGCACAGGGCACGCTCGCGCCCGAACTTTCGGTCACTCTCGGCGGTGAAGCTGCGACGTTCTCGCAGGGCACGCTCACGCCAGTCACGGGCGTATTCGTCGCGCTGACCGGGCTTGAGATCGCATCGGCTCTCGGGACGCTCGCTGCCGATCTGTCGGCGGCGCTGCTGGGCAGTGCAACGGCGTTCTCGCAAGGCACCGTCACTGCACAAGGCGATCAGGCTCCCGCTGCTGTACTCGGCGCCGGCCGCAAGCGCCGTCGCCGTCGCCTACTCGTTGAAATAGACGGGCGGCACTTCGAGGTCGAGAGCGAAGCGCAGGCATTCGCGCTGCTTGAGCGCGCCAAGGAAGTGGCGGTCAGACAGATCGCCGCCGCCCGTGCAGCGCCGGTACGCGTCGAGTACGGCATCAAGCGGCCGAGCATTCGCACCGACTCCGACGCGCTGCGTCCGCTGGTGCGCCAGAAGCGCGCTGAAATCGTCGCGCTCTACGACGCGCTGCTGCGTGACCTTGAAATTCAATACCTGTTGGCGAAAGCCGATGAAGAGGACGAGGAGGAGACGTTGATTCGTTTCCTGATGTAACTGATGGCATTTCAAAAGGGCCAATCCGGCAATCCGGGCGGTCGTCCAAAAGAAGATGGGGCGGTCAAGGAGCTGGCCAAGGAGCACACGGCGCTTGCCATTGAGACCATCGTGCATCTATGCGAGCACGGGAAAGCCGAGAGCACGAGGCTAGCCGCTGCTGTTGCGCTGTTGGATCGCGGCTGGGGCAAGCCGGCGCAGTCCATTATTGGCGGCGATGAGGATGACCCGCCTATTCGTGTGCAGAAGATCGAGCGAGTGCTGATTGGTGCGGACACTAAGGATTGAGACCGCAGAGGTCTTTGGTCCGCTCATCCCTGCCGGTCGATACAAGGCAGCCCACGGCGGACGAGGCAGCGGCAAGTCGCACTTCTTCGGCGACAAGCTGATTGAGGACTGTCTCGCCGAGCCTGGTGACAGTGGTGGTGAAGGTATGCGCGCGGTCTGCATTCGCGAGGTGCAGAAGGATCTCGCGCAGTCATCGAAGCTTCTGATCGAGTCGAAGCTGACGGCGCATGCACTCGGTGAGGCTGACGGATTCAAGGTCTTCCGCGATGTGATCCGCACGCCCGGCGATGGCCTGATCATCTTCAAGGGCATGAACGACTACACCGCCGACTCGATCAAGTCGCTGGAAGGCTTCAAGCGCGCGTGGTGGGAGGAGGCGCAGACGGCGACGCGACACTCGCTGAACCTACTCACGCCGACGATTCGCGCCGACGGTTCGGAGAAGTGGTTCAGTTGGAACCCGCGGCGCAAGACTGACCCGGTCGACGAGATGTTCCGCGGTGAGCAAAGGCCGACCGGATCGGTCGTCGTGCGCGCGAACTGGCGCGACAATCCATGGTTTACCGCGGAGCTCGAACAGGAGCGCCTGGACTGCCTGCGCATGCAGCCCGAGCAGTACGATTACATCTGGGAGGGCGGCTACGTCACGGTCCTGGAAGGCGCGTACTACGCGAAGTGCATCAACGCAGCCCGCTCGGAAGGCCGCATCGGTCGCGTCGCAGCCGATCCGCTCATCACTATTCGACTATTTTTCGACATAGGCGGAACAGGTGCGCGGGCCGATGCGGTCACCATCTGGGCGGCGCAGTTCATCGGGAAAGAGATCCGCGCCGTTGACTACTACGAGGCGGTCGGGCAGCCGCTCGCGACTCATCTGAACTGGATGCGCGAGCGTGGCTACACGCCGGGCAAGTCTCAGGTGTGGCTGCCGCACGATGGCGAAGCGCACGACAAGGTCCATGACGTTTCGTACCAGTCAGCGATCAGGGGCGCGGGGTACGACGTAACAGTCGTGCCGAACCAGGGCAAGGGTGCGGCAAAGGCGCGCGTCGAAGCCGGCCGACGCTACTTCCCGTACATCTGGTTCAACGAGTCGACGACGAACGGTGGCCTCGATGCGCTCGGCTGGTATCACGAGAAAAAGGACGAGGCGCGCCAGATCGGGCTCGGCCCTGAGCACGACTGGTCGAGCAACGGCGCCGACAGTTTCGGCCTGATGTGCATCTGTGCCGAGAAGATCATGAAAGAACGCAAGGGCTCGCAGAAACTGAGCTATGACGCTCGAGGAATCGTATGAACATGGCAGAAGGCGCGGCGTTCCGCGAGTTGAGGGCGCGAGTCGCGGATCTGGAGAAGCTGGTGCTCGACCTCACGCGCCGCCTCGATGACTTCAGCAAGGCCGACCGAGCGCGCCAGCAGGAGCGCGACACGCTGAAGCTCAAGCATGGATAACGAATTGCTCATCGCCGCGATCGACGCGGCAGAGCAAAGTGCGTACAGCTCCGAAGGCGACAGCCAACTTGCAGCCGATCGCGCCTATGCGATCGACATGTACAACGGCAAGAACATCGAGCCGGCGCCAGAAGGGCGCTCGCAAGTTGTCGATCGCGGCGTGTTCGAGACGATCCAGTGGATTCTGCCATCGCTCGTCGACATCTACGCGAACGGCGACGACGTGGTCGAGATCTCTCCGGTGAGCGCGGAAGATGAGCGCGGCGCGAAACAGGAATCGCAGTACCTCAATCACGTCATCCTGAACAAGAACCCGACGCTGTGGCTGATGACGTTCATCACGTGGGCGATGGACGCCATGATGACGAAGAACGGTTACTGCCTGGCGTACAGCGAGGAGCGCAAGAACGAGGAGATCGACCGCTATCAGCGGCAGACCGAGCAGGGCGTACAGCTGCTGATGGACGACAAGGACGTGCAAGTCGAGGTGACGGCGCAATATCCGGACCCAGACTACGTCGCGCCGCCGCCGCAACCGATGATCGATCCGATGACCGGTCAGCCGGCCATTGGACCAGACGGCATGCCGATCATGCAGCCGCCGTCTCCGCCGCCGATGCTGTTCGATGCGACGGTGACGCGTGTCCAGAAGGAGCGGAAGGTCTGCTACAAGGCGCTGCCGCCCGAGCGCTGCAAGATCAGCTATCGCACGCCAGATTTCAGCATCAGCCAGGAATGCCCGTACTTCGAGTACTACGACTACAAGACGCTGTCGGACTTGAACGCCGATGGCTTCGAGGTGCCGGACGTCGTTCCCGATGACTGGTCGATAGACGAGGAAGAAGACCTCGCGCGCGACCAGTACGACGAGCAGGGCTGGCGGCAGGATCAGAACGAGCCCGATGCGTCGATGCGGCGCTATCGCGTGCGCATGATCTGGATTCTGCACGACGCGAACGAGGACGGCATCGCCGAGCGCCTGTATGTCGTGCGCATCGGCCGGCACATCCTGCATCAAGAGCAGTGCACGCGCATCCCGGTCGCGTCACTGGTCGCTATCCCGAATCCGCATCGGCACATCGCGACGTCGATCGCAGACATCGTCGTGGACCTGCAGCGGATCAAGACGGCGATTCTGCGGCAGGGTCTCGATAACCTCTACCTCGCGAACAATCCGCGCACGTTCGTCAGTGACAAGATCAACCTGGACGATGCGCTCGTATCGCGCCCCGGCGGCTTGGTGCGCGGTGAGACCGGCGCGCAGTACGGTATCGACATCGCGCCGCTCGTCACGCCATTTGTGTTCCCGCAGGCGATGGAGGGGCTGGAGTACATGGATCAGGTGCGCGAGAACCGCACCGGCACGAATCGCTACTTCACCGGCATCGATCAGAACGCGATGAACAAGACGGCGACTGGCATTCAGCAGTTGTCGACGATGGCCGCGCAGCGCGTGAAGCTCATCGCCCGCATCATGGGCGCCGGCATCCTCGACCTGTTCTCGATCATTCACGAGCTAATCATCAAGGGCGGTCACAAGAGCGAGACCGTCAAGCTCTCAAACCAGTGGGTGGAGATCGACCCCGCGCAGTGGAAGAAGCGCAGCGACTTTCGCATCGCTGTGGGCTACGCGGCCGGCAACAAAGACGCGATGGTGTCGCGCCTGATGCTGATCTTGAACGCGCAGAAGGAGGCATTGCTGGGCGGGCTGCCAGTCGTCACGCCTCAGAACGTGCACGCGACGCTGGTCGAGCTGACGAAGGCGTCGGACTTCTCATCGCCCGAGCGCTTCTGGACCGATCCGCAGAAGATCCCGGCCAAAGATCCGCCGCAGCCCGATCCGACGATCGTCGCGGTCGAGCAGCTGAAATCGCAGACCTCGCTGCAGACAACGCAGATGGAGACCGAGCAGCGCGAGCGCGATTCGATACGCGATGCGCAGATCAAGCAGCTGCAGATCGAGACCGATGCGCAGGTCAAGGTCGGGCTCGCGCATCATCAGGCGGAGCAGCAGAAGCAACTCAAGGAAACCGAGGGGCATCACGCCGCCGGCCTCGAAGCACTGCGCGCCGAGCTCAACCCGAAGACGAAGGAAACGGCGATCAAGGACCGTGAGAGTCAGATGAAGGACACGTTCATCCAGCAGTTCATGCAGTCGCAGGCGCAGCAGACCGAGGCCATGCGCGCGATGTTCGAGCAGGTCATGGCCGGTATCTCGAAGTTGAACGGGCCGAAGAAGGTGGTCCGCGGCAAGGACGGCAAGGTCGAGTCAGTGGTGCCGGTCGAATGAAGCCACATATCAGACTAAGCGTAGACAGGTTTGGCCATTGGATGGCGTACATCGGCCCTCCTGGGGGCAGGATGATTAGCTCTGGGACTGTTGCTGTGCTCGATTCAGCAGTTGGTCAGCTACTGAAGCGCGAGTGGCTGTGGTACCGCACGGTGGTGCTAGGCGAATGAGCGAAGCAGAAGTGATCGCGCGCGCCGAGAAAGCGCAGCGCATCCTGAACGACGAAGAATTCAAGACAGCTTTCGAGAACACGCGCACGGCGATATTCAACGCCATCGAGCGCACACCGATCCGCGACCAGGAGGGGCTGCACGAGCTCCGCCTGTGTCTCAAGCTTTTGCAGGACGTGAAAGCGAATCTCACCGCGACACTGAACGACGGCAAGGTGGCCGAGTTTCAGATCGCACAACAGAAGCGCGACGCATCACTGCGCGACTTCAAGGTTAGGTAGGTATGGCAGGCGAACAGCCAGCAATGGAATCGCCATCGATGGAAGATCGATTGGCCGCACAGTTCGAGACGGATCAGCCTGAGACGCAGCAGCCCGAACAACCGGAGCAGGTGGACAACACTCCTGAGCCGGAATCGGAAACGCCGACCCCGGAATTCGTCGAGACCGAGTTCAACGGCAAGACGTACCAGGTCCCGCCAGAGCTGAAAGATGCGCTCATGGCGCAGTCCGATTACACGCGTAAGACGACTGAGGTGGCGGAACAGAAGAAGGCCATCGAGCAGCAGCAGTTGGCGTACAAGGCGTTCGAGTCCGAGCGTAAGTTCAACGCAGCCGTGAAGGACGACATCGCCCGGATGCAGGAAATCGATTTCAGCATCAAGCAGTGGAAATTGATCGATGTAACCGGCATGACCTCCGAGCAGCTGTGGCAGGTGAAGACGCAAGTCGACAACCTGAAGGAAGAACGCGAAGGACTGAGCCGCAACGTCAACTCCAAATGGAACACGTGGCAGCAGGAGCAAATTGCACTCGCCAACGAGGCGCAGAGCAAGGCGCAGGAAGCTGTCGCGAAATCCATCAAGGGCTGGGGACCGGAAGCGAAAGCCGCGATGCGCGAATACGCGCTGAACGAGGGCTACACCGCTGCCGAGATCGATACGCTGGCTGACCCGCGGATGGTGAAGACCATCTGGAAGGCGCAGCAGTACGACAAGCTCCAGGCTCAGAAAGTCCAGGGCAAGGTGCAGATCGCACCGACTGTGAAGCCGGGCTCATCTAACCCGATGCCGCAGCAGGTGAAGGACAAGCTCGCCCTGAAGAAGCAACTGAACAATCCGGGGCTCAGCTCCGCGCAGAAGGCGAAGGCCATAGAGCGCGAGCTGATGAACCGATTCTAGGAGCAGCAAATGGCTGTGATTTCAGGCACGACTACGACAGTCGGCGTAGGTACCGCAGGCGGTATCCGCGAGGACTTGTCAGATTGATAAGTCCTCTCGAATAGAGGACAATAGTCTGAAGTGGCGTTAGCGCGGAACTTCAGACAGTGAAAGCAGAGTGGCAATCCCTTACTAGGGGGAAGTTGGATTCGCTCATCAAGAAGATGAGCGGAAAGCAGATCGGCGTAAGGTACGGAGTAACACCGGAAGCTGTGTACTACCGGCTTCGCACTTGGGGCATCAGGAACTCCAAGAGGCAGCGCAGATTCGATCCGCCAAAGGCAGAGCTTCTTGATCTGTATAAGGAGCTGTCGATGGATCGGATCGCGCAGCACTACGGCGTTGGCGAAACTGTCGTTTTCATGCGCCTTAAGGAGCATGGAATTAGCGGTATCAGCCGCGGCGATAGAATGCGCGGCAAGCCAAAAACGACTGAGCATAGGCTGGCTCTGAGTCGAGTTCGTGTCGGGCGACAGATTGGCTCTAAAAACCCAAACTGGCGCGGCGGAATCTCGACAGCAAATAAGCTAGGCAGGTCACGCAAAGCCTTCCACGATTGGCGGCTTGCGGTGCTCACCAAAGCGGATTGGAAATGCGAAGGATGCGGATTAGAGCAAGGAAGCATGTGCGGGCACTGCGGTCATCGAATCAGACTGCATGCACATCATGTGAAAGAGTTTGCCGAATATCCTGAAGGACGATACGACCCGTTAAACGGTCGAGCACTTTGCGAGCGCTGTCATTTCGCGGAACACCACAAGCAATCGGGTGAATTGCTGGAAACCCCTTAGAGCCTTGCGTACCGAAAGGTAACAATCGCAAGGATTGGGCAATCAGCAGCCAAGCAGCGCAGGAATGCGTTGAAGGTTCAACGACTAGGGCATACGGTCCAGAACGGACTATGACAGCCCCACGAGCCCCCGACACCGACAGGTGAAGATGTAGTCTGGACTGCAGCGAGAGCTGCAGATGCGCGGATAAAGAGCCGCGCGATAACACATCGGTAATCTTCGACCTCTTTCCGGAGGACACCTGGGCGATGACGAACCTCGATCGCGAGGACGCGTCGGCGACCTATACCGAATGGCTCGCGCAGGAACTCGCGGCGCCGTCGAACACCAACATCCGAATCGAAGGCGATGACGCCTCGTATGCGTCACTCACCGCGCCGGCTCGGTACGCGAGCTACCTGCAGATCAGCTCGAAGGACTTCCTTGCATCCGACACCCTGGAGGCCGTGAACAAGGCCGGGCGCAAGTCCGAACTCGCACGCGGCGCTATGGTGAAGATGCGCGAGCTGAAGCGTAATACATATTGCGCCCTCGCTGCGTAAGTAGCGAGTAAACATCGCGTGAATTCGGGGAAGCCCAACGCGGGTAATCCCGAGCCAAGCGCCGCAGTAATGCGGTGAAGGTGTAGAGACTAGAGCATACGGCCCACCACGGGCTATGAAGCTCCACGAGCGCGCGACGTCCTAGCAATAGGACGAAGATATAGTCCGATCCTGAGTGAAAGCTCAGAGCTGGGATAAAGAGCCCAGCACAAGTGGTGATGGGGTTTGGATATGGAAACCCGCATCACGCAGAACGGCATCAGCACGATCGGCGGCGCCGGTACGGGCCGCTCGACGGCTGGCATGGAGTCGTGGATCGGCGATGCGACCGCATCGTCTGCGGAGTCCTCGCACGTGGTGCTGTCGACCACGACCGCATCGGCGACGACTGCGCCGCTGACTTCCGGGACGGCTGGCGTAGCGCCGACCGATGGCACGACGCTGGCGCCGCTCACGGCGCCGGATCTCAACTTCGCGCTGGAGGCAGCGTGGTCTGACGGTGGCGATCCGCGCGTGATCCTGACCGGCACCATCGGCAAGGGGTACATCGACACCTTCACCGGTATCGCAACTCGCTTTGTCGACGTCGACAAGAGCGCGCAGGCATCGATCATCGGCGCCGCGAACGTGTACGTGTCGGACTTCGGCAAGCACCAGGTGATTCTGCATCGCTATATGCGGTCCAGCGTCGTCCTGTGTCTGGACCCCGACTACTGGGCCGTTCGGTATCTGCGCAAGATCCAGAAGCGCAAGCTCGCGAAGACGGGCGATGCCGAGAAGTTCCAGCTGATCGGAGAATGGTGCTTGGTCGCACGAAATTGGAAAGCAAATTCCAAGGTCGTGGCAATCTCGTAACGGAGTGGGGGCGGGGAAACCTGCCCCCTTCTTTCATGAAGTGGAAAGAGCTGGTGACGGCAAAGTGCATCGTTTGCCGCAAGCGCTTTCTGCTGCTGTTCAACAGCCAGTACTGTAATGAGTGTTTGAGGAGGAAACTTGCCTGAGTTCTTCGAGTATGATCCTCAGACCGGCATCCGTACCGACATGGAGTACGACGAGGCGACCGGTAACGTGACGTTCCATCGCACGCAGGACGTTGAGGCGCTGCTCGACTACAACAAGGCTCTGGCGCGCGACGGACTCACTGACAAGGGCATCAAAGAGTCGTGGTGGCTGTACGCGAAGATTCCGCCGATCTTCATGCTCCAGATGCGTGCGAAGGGAATCAACGTCGAGGACGGGCGGCACATCGACCGCGTGTTGCAGGAGATCAACACGAATTTTCCGTATCTAAAGTGCACGCAGAAGAACGAAGGCAAGAAGCTGGCGATTGTTCATGACCTCGGCAAACGCTGAAACGCTGACCCAGTGCGTCGCCCTGTGGGACAAGGGCGAACTCGATCAGGCGATGGATCTGCTCAAGAAGGAAATGCTCGAGCACCCGGATGATCCGCGGGCGATCGGCATCGCGGCCCACATCTACGAGAAGGCAGGCAATACGCCGGTTGCGTACAACCTGTTCAAGCTCGTGAAGGACATGGCGCCGACCGAGGGCAGCAACTGGCTGAACTTCGGCCGTTGTGCCGAGGACCTGTGGAAGCGCGCCGATGCCGAGCGGGCGTATGCCCGCGCGCTGTCGATCACCAATCGCGAAACGACACGCGTGATGTGCTACGGCAACCTCGCGGCGATGTGCATCGACCACGGCGAATTCGAGAAAGCGCGCCGGCACATCGAAAAGGCGCTCAAGCTCGACCCGCAGTCGAAGACCGCGCTATCGAATCTCGGCTTCTGCCAGCTCGCGGCCGGTGAGTGGGAGGAGGGCTGGAAGAACTACCGCAACACGCTCGGCACCGACTGGCGCAAGAAAGTGCAGTACAGCGGCGAGCCCGAGTGGGACGGCACGCCAGGTCAGGCGGTCGTGCTGTACGCGGAGCAGGGCATTGGCGATGAAGTGTGCTTTGCCTCGATGATCGAAGACGCGGCGCGCGTGTGCCGCAAGGTCATCGTCGAGTGCGACAAGCGGCTTGAAACGCTGTACCGGCGCTCATTCCCGCAAGTCACCGTCTACGGCACGCGTAACAAGAAACACCTGAAGTGGGCGAAGGAGGATCAGGCAATCGACGCCTCGTTCCCGATCGGCCAGCTCGCCGAGTTCTTCCGCAAGAGCCCGGCCGACTGTCCGCAACAGCCATACCTGACTGCGGACGCAGAGCGGGTCGAGATGTGGCGCTCGCTATGGGCGAAGAAAGGCAAGCCGGCGATCGGTATCGCGTGGTCAGGCGGCATCCCGAAGACCGGTGAGAAATTCCGGCATGCCGGCCTCGAGCAGTGGGAATCGCTGCTGGCGCTCGATGCGCATTTCGTCTCGCTGCAGTACAAGGGCGATGAGCAACATCCGAAGGTGCATGAGTACCCGTATGCGACGCGCACGGCCGACTACGACGACACGGCGGCGCTGGTGGCATCCCTCGATCTTGTGGTCGCGGTGCCAACTGCTGCTGTGCATCTGGCTGGTGCATTGGGCACGAAAGTGATCGCGATGCACGGGCCGATGGATTGTTGGAAGTACCACGCCGGCATCCCGTTCCATCCGGCCGAGCATGTGATGTGGGCTGGCGATTGGCGGCGTACAATTGAAGCAGCAACTCAACGAGTCATGATGCTGCTGAAGCCAACTCCCCACACCCATTTAGCCTTGCAGGATGGGCAGCGAAACGTGATCCCCTTGGGGATAGAACCCAAGGCTGGCGCCCTGGTAGAACAGCCGGGGCATTTACGCTTAGGAGCGATGTGAATGATTTTGCGCGTGTTCATCGGTTACGACCCCAGACAGCCACTCGCCTATAACGTCCTCCAGCATAGCATCATCGCCCATGCCTCTCGCGCGGTCAGCATAACGCCGCTGGTGCTCTCGACGCTGCCGATCAAGCGGCGCGGATTGACCGAGTTCACCTTCAGCCGCTTCCTAGTCCCGTACCTGTGCGGCTACGAAGGCAAGGCGCTGTTCCTGGATGCCGACATGGTCGTGACCGGCGATATCGCGGAGCTGTTCGGCACCGACACCGGCATCTATCAGGTGCTGGTGAACAATGAGCAGCAGCCCTTCGAGTGGGCCTCGGCGATGCTGTTTGACTGCGCGGCGTGCTCGCTGCTTACGCCGGAGTACATCGACAATCCCAAAAACGGATTGCTCGACTTCAAATGGGCAGAACACGGCGCGGTTGGCGCATTCCCGAAAGAATGGAACAAGGCGGTAGGGTATCAGCCGCCTGGACTCGATGCGAAGCTGTACCACTTCACGAAGGGTATTCCGATCTGGCGCGAGACCAAGGGCAACGTCGAGGATTCAGTGTTTCACGAGGCGTACAAATCCATGCTGCATTCGGTGTCGCATGCGGAGCTGATGGGCGGCTCGGTGCACGTGGCGAGGGCATCATGAGGCTCGATATTCCAGAGGGAGCAGGCTTTGAAGATATGCCTATCCTGTTCGGGTATGGGCGAGTTCTCTCGCTAGCAAAAATCAGGGAACGGTACGTGTCCCTACATCTCTTCGGCTGGAGACTGTTCGTTGCTTGGGGCAACTACGGAGGCAAGCGACGCAAATTTAGGTATTGGCTTTCACGAGATCCGTCGAGGTGCATCTGATGCTCATCTCCGACGCCTACCGCGCCCAGCAAGAGCAGCTGCACGAAAATCCCAACTACGGCGTCGCTTCCGTGCAGTACGCGCCGCTCGTCTCGGAGATGTGCAACCGGCTCGGCGTGCAGCATCTGCTCGACTACGGGTGCGCGAAGTGCCGACTGTTCCAGAATCTCAAGGTGGATCACAAGATGACGCTGCAGGCATACGATCCAGCCGTGCCGCAGTACTCGACGCCGCCCGTACCGGCAGAGATGGTCGCGTGCATCGACGTGCTTGAACACATCGAGCCTGAATTTCTCGACGACGTGCTCGACGATCTCGCGCGGCTCACCGAAGCCGTCGCGTTCCTCACGGTGCACACCGGGCCTGCGGTGAAAGTGCTCGCTGACGGCCGCAACGCGCATCTCACACAGCAGCCGCTGGAGTGGTGGCTGCCGAAGATCTGGGAGCGCTTCGATATTCACACCGTGCAGGTGACGGGCGAGCACCAGTTCCATGTCATCGCCTACGCGAAGCCGAAGCTGATCGAGCGCTGACATGGCCCTCATCACGGACTACAGCACGCTGGTCACGGCGATCACCGACTACCTCGCGCGCTCCGACCTGTCGTCGTTCGTGCCGAACTTCCTGCAGAACTGTCAGGGCAAGATCTACCGCTCGCTGCGCCTGCGCACCATGGAGACGGCGCTATCTGGGACGATCGCGAGCGGCGTACTCGCGGTGCCGGCTGATTACCTGGAGCTGAAGTACGCGTACCTGACGACCGATCCGAGCACGTTCCTGGAGCGCACGACGCCGGAGCTGATCTATACGAAGTGGCGAACGCGCAGCGCATCCGGCCGTCCGCTTGAGATCGCGCGCGAGGCTGAGAACTTCATCTTTGGGCCGTTCCCTGACGACACCTATGCGGTTGCCGGCATCTACTACAAGCAGCTCACGCTCCTGTCGGCATCCAACACGACGAACTGGTTCACGACCAACGCGCCCGAGGTGATGCTGTACGGGGCGCTGCTCGAAGCGCAGCCGTTCCTCATGAACGACAAGCGCCTGCCGACGTGGCAGATGCTGTACGACCAGGCGCTTGAAACCGTGAAACGCGCCGACCGCCGCGAAAGTTTCTCCGGCTCGACATTGGCGACGAAGGTCGGCTGATGCTGCTAGAAGATCTGCGGCTCATCTTCGGCGAATGGCTCCCAGATTTACCTCTGCTGAACAATCCCGGTTTGGTCGAGGCGCGCAACGTCATTCCGGTCGACGAGTCGTACACGGATTTCCCGGAGCTGTCACCGTCCGGCTCGACGCTTGCGGCCACCGCACTCGGCGCTTTCGCGGCGGTCGATGACGCCGGTGACCCGGAGATTTACGCCGGCACCGCAACGCAGCTCTACGAGCGCATCGGCACCGCGTGGACTGCCCGCTCGGCGGTCACGCTCGCCGCATCGTCCTACTGGCGGTTCGCGCAGTTCGACAGCCGCGTGTTTGCGACCGACTTCGACGATGACGTGCGCTACAAGACGATCGGCGCGGCGGCGAACTTCTCGACGCTGACGGCGCCGAATGCGCGGCAGATCGGCGTCATCAATCGCTTCCTGATGCTCGGCGACATCGACCAGGGCGCCGGTGCGATCCCGTACGCAGTGCAGTGGTCATCAATCGATAACCCGCTCGACTTCCCGACGCCGGGAACATCGACAGCGCGAGCTCGGCAGGCCGGGGAACAGTTGCTGCAGGCCGAAGCCGGCGCGGTCACGGCGATCGCAGGCGGGCAGTTCTGGGGACTGGTGTTCCAGAAGCGGGCGATTACGCGCTTCACGTACGTCGGCGGCGATGTAGTGTTCCAGATCGACAATTACGAGCGCTCACGCGGGTGCTGGTGCCCGCAGTCGCATATCCAGATCGGCAACCTCTCGTACTTTTTCGCGCACGACGGCGTGTACGTGACGGACGGTCAGCAGGTGCGGCCGATCGGCGACGCCAAGGTCGATCGCTGGCTCAATGAGCGGCTGAATCAGGGCTTTCTCGAGAAGGTCACGGCAGGCGTCGATTGGACGAATAAGTGCATCTTCTGGTCGTTCCCGACGCTCGACTCAGGACCCGACACGATCCTGATTTACAGCATCGCGCGCAATCGCTTTGCATGGGCCGAGCAGGACTGCGAGCTGATCTTTCCCTCCTTCTCGGAGGGGACGGATCTCGACAGCATCACGACCAGCGTCGATGACATCAGCATTTCTCTGGACTCATCCGTGTGGCAGGGCGGCGTGCCGACCATCATGGGGTTTTCCGGCGATCAGCTTAGCGTGTTCACGGGAGCTAGCAAGGAAGCGACCTTCGAGACAGGCGAGCAGGACGAGAACCCATTCGGCCGCATCTTCATCCGCGGCGCGCGTCCACTCCTGACGGGCAATCCGACGTCGGTGACGGTTTCGCTCGCAACGCGCGACTCGCAGGACAACGCCAGCAGGTCATTCGGTCCGGCGACGTCACGCACCGCGCGGACGGGCGTCTGCGACTTCAGGACGCAAGGGCGCTTTCTGTCATCGCGCTTGGTCGTGACGGGCGGCTTCGATCGGGTGACTGGCATTGGATTCGACGCAGAACCCGGCGACCAGGTCTGAACTCTTCTGCGTGCATCGGCATGAGGTGCCGCATGCGTGGCCGGAGATCGAGCGCTGCATCTGTCGGGTGAAAGACGTGCCGTGGTCGCTGTCCGATGTCCGCGGCTTCCTCGAGGACGGCAAGGCACTGGCGTGGGGGCTGCGCGATGAGCGTGACGTGCTCGGCTTCTGGATCACCCGCATCGAAGGCGGCTACGCGGCGAAGTACGGGCTCGTGTGGATCTGCGCCGGCGCCGGCATCGATCTAGGCCTGTCGAAGTACTTCGAGATCATCGAGCCGTGGTTCTGGGCGCAGGGTTGCGAGTGGATCGAGATCAACGGGCGCAAAGGCTGGAAACGCGTCATGCCCGGTTACGACGAGGTGGCGGTCACGCTGAGGAAGTATCGCGATGTTCAACGACATGCTGAGTAGGCTCATGATGCAGATGCGCGCCGGTCAGGGGCAGACGCCGCAGTTTCCGTCTGTCGTGGGACGCTCGCCGATGCCCTATCAGCCGCCGCTCCCTCAGCAGCCGCTGCCGGGCGGCACGCCGACGGCCGGCAATCACATGATCCCGACGACGGGACCGGTGCCGCCAGAGGGCAGCTACGGCGGGCAGGGCCTTCTGCTGTCGCAGGGGCTCGGCGGCGGCGGGCCGTATCAGCAGCAAGGGACGCGGCTTGCGGGGCTGCTCGGTGGAGCGCCTCAACAATGGCCGGTGATGGGCTCGCCCTACCGCCCGGGCCGCTTCATGCCCGGCTTCCGCCCTGGCATAGACACGCCGATACCGCGGTCGGGCGGCTTCGAGGGCAGCCTCGGTAATCCAGTGCAGCGCTACTAGGAAACGATATGGGCAGCAGCTCCCAACCCTCGCACACCTCGCAA